ATCATCGGAGCTGGTGCATCTGTCATCGTTATGGGTATCAGTAACATGAGTACCCGTAGAGATAGAGACACCAGAGAGCTATTTAAGCGAATTAATGAATTGGAGAAATTAGTAGCGGGTTATCATCCTCCTCAACGGAATTGGCGAAAGCAGTGAAAAACCCCTAGCGTCCTCTAAGAAACTAGGGGCTTCCCTGATACATCAAGTCCCACCTCGATGGTTAATAACTTACTTGTGTGAGTAGTAAATTACTTTAAAAGTCTAATTAGTTTTGATTTTTTGGGAACTGGCGAAATAAAAAAGATTAGCTAACTTTGAAATGGGTCTGCATTAGATCTGCGATTAAGAGGAATGTTCAATCCCGCCTTACCCATAGCGGGATTTTTTTTAGGTTAGCTTCGTAAGCTTTTTCAATTCTTTCTTCTAATTCAAGTCTTTTACTGATCGCAAATAAACCTGTATAAACGCCATGAAATTTGTGCGTCTTTTTTGCTCTTCCATCCCTCAAATACCATTTGTCCATATCCCTTGTTCGTTGTCTATCTTCTTCCAACCATTCGGGTTGATACATGACTTTAAATAAATTAGTTGATTGGTTAATAGTTGAACCCTCTATGGAGCAAGAGTTAAAACTCGAACTCGAAGAGAGGGCTATTTTAATATCTGAAGACCACCAAGAGACAGCAAATTTGTGTGCTTCTTTATGGAGACAGAATTGGTATAAAGACGAAATATTAAAAAATTGTCTTGGAAGAATTGGAGAGCTAGAAGGAAAATTAGTTCACATGGAAATGCAAAAATCTAGCTCTTGTTGGCAGCGTTTACTTAAAAAGGTATTTCCTCAGAAGAAGATCTCCTCCCATCCTGAGCTTGACGCTGTGCTTCAGTCTTTTGTGGATTGATGTTTCCAAAAGATCCATATTGACCTTCTTTACCTTTGCCGTTAACCCAGACAACTTTTACTTCTATTTCTTTTTGCTGCTCATAGTTCCAAACTGTTCCATCAACAACTTTGTCTGGATCATCCAGCAAACTCATTAAGTAATTGCAAAAAGGAGTAATTGATTCAGCAGGAATTTTTAGTCCTAGCTGACTAGGCCAATCTCCTTCTGTGTCATATTTGTTCTGTCCTACTGACCAAGTAATTGGATGAGGAAGAGCAGGTTGGAATTTGTACTCGTTTCTTGGCATTTTTTTGATTGGATAAATTGCGGTTTTTTAGTTGATGAAGAACTTGCTGTGCAGCATGTTCGGCTGCTTCTGGTGTCATTTGCTCAAGCTAATTTTTCAATAGCTTGCTGCAAAAATTGACCATGTGAAGCAAGTGTTATGTGTTGTGGCGAAATTTGGTCTGCTGAAATGTTGAACTCCTGTTTAAAGGCACTCAACACCCTTGCTTTGTTTGAATCGTTTAGGGCAGAAATCTTGCCACCTATTTCTTCTCTGGCTGCTGGAGTCATAAATTTATTGTTCTTTACTTCTGTTTTTTTACCTTGTGAATCTGGTCTGGTTGGTGTTCTGCTGATACCTGTTTTTTTTGGTAGTGGCTCTTTTACATCACCTAATTCTGTATCTTGCTCAGTGTTAGTATCCATATCTGGCTCAATCCCAAGCAACATTTTTATTGCATATCGTCTTCCATAGGTCAATCCGCCACCCCATGCAAATTGTGGTTTTGATCCCATGTTCTCAGGTAGGAAAAGAGGCATTTCGCTTTTAATTTCTTCTCCAGACTCAACATGAATTAAACGGGTAACAATTAAAGTTTGACCATGATCGTTATAAGCTTGAGGCTGAATAAGAATCAGACCATTAGCATGTAGAACAGGTTGAATTGATGAAATTAAATTTTCTAATGAGCAATATTTATATTGATACTTACCCATCCCTGCTGTCTTGTCTTTTTTAAGATCAGGCAGTTGTTTTTGAAAGTTTAGAAGTGACTCATAGAGAGTCTTGTTTTTTTGTGCCATGTGTGGTTGAAGTGAACTATTTAATCTTAATAAGCTAAATACTTATTGTCAATAAGATAAAGCAAAAGGTGTTATAAAAATGTTTGCTCCCAATAGTTCATCTTCCTTTGCATATTTTTTTATGGCTTTTAATGATACCACTAAACTGTCATCCTTAATAACAGTTCCTCCTGCTTTAGCTGATAAGCCATCTAAAGTTGATCTGCATAATTTATCTATGTCTCCTGTTGCGGAACTTGTTACAAACTCAGGTGCTTTTTGTTTTAATTTGTTTGCATTTTTTCCTGTTCCAAAATGACTCTTTGGTCTAGCAAATAAAAACACAATTTCTATTTCTACAGCTCTATCAATTACTGATCCTTCATAATGATCTATGGCAGCAGCTCGGACATCTTGCCGCCACGGTTTAACTTTCTTGCTGTTCTCAATCATAATTCCATGACCAATATGTCTCTTGCTTCCTTGTGGAGCTGGAAGACCTCGAACAGGAATAAAAATCTTATCCATTAAAAAACTTCAACCTTTTCTTCAAAAGCTTCCCAAGCTTCTTTCCATTTCAATCGACAAGTTAAAGGATCTTGCTCTTCTCCAAAAACACATTTCCCCGGTCTTGCCCAAACTGTTCTGCAACTATCAACCACAATTCCATGATGGTTTGCAAGTGCGTCAACGTAACTTCCTAATTGAGCATCTGTTGAATAGGGTCTGGCGTTTTTCTTTGATTGCGTTTTTAGATCAATTAAAACTAGCTTTTGCAATTTGTGGTCATAACCCAAAAGATCAAATTGACCGCCTACTGACTTTTCTAAATCAGCCAGCATATATTCAACTGCGAGAGGTTCAAAGTTCAACCAATATTCATTTTCTAAAAGTGGCTTTGTCCATTCTTCATAATCACCGGGATCAGGATTCTTTTCACCCAACATCCTTTGCTGTAAACACCAATGCACCTTTTCGCCTCTGGGCTGCCAGATGTGTCTGTATCTTTCAATGTTTGCTAAAGCCTCTGGACTTTTTTGACTTGCAATTTGTGTTGTAGAAAAAGCTAACCATTCGCCTGTTGGTTCCCAACAATACTGGTGGCGTTCTTCATCCCGATACATGGGCAGTGGTTTTAGGTTTAGATGACTCCAAGCAGGATTGCGGTACAAGCTCGGATTGTTACCTAGTTCTTGATATTTCATTGTTCAACTCCATGCTGGGTTGCAAAATAAACTCTTGCAGTTCGACCACTGCTTGTCGTTCTTCTTAGTGGTTTGTCTGTTTCTGGATCGTTTTGAAATTCAACATAAGGCGGTTGGCATGTAATTAAATCTCGTAAACGTGCAGAAGCCGTTTGATGTTTCATGCCAAGAATTTTTTCAACTTCATCACAAGTCAATCCAAAAGGACTCGACTTAACGGCATGTAAAACATCTCGGCACATTCCGTTGAGTTGATCAGCAATGCTTTCGGCTGCATCAATTGATGGCTCTGTGTGATTATGCGGAGCTGTCGAATAATTAAAAAGGTCTGTTTGGTTCATGCTGGAAAATCTTTAGGGTCTACAAGTTCTACTGATTCAGATGGTGGTGTTTCTTCACGTGCCAAGTTCCGAAACCTGACACCTTCGTAACCTCTGGGGAAGATCGCTAGGTTTGAATTTGCATCATCAATACATCTCTGAGCACCCGGACTTGGTTGATCTAAATCTTCCAATGTCCATTCTGTTCTTTCAGGATTTGAAGGATTAGGAGCTTTAAGCCCTCTCTTAAGCAATTTGATGACTGATGCTCTGTCATATAGCGGTTCCATTATTCAAAGCCTCTGGACGCTGTAAAGACTCTCTGAGCTGGATGTCCTGTTGTTGGTTCAGGATTCCATGAAGTTGTTTTTGCTTTTGCAAAAGTTTCGTAATTTTGCAACGTGATACTTTGCCACTCGTTTGCAATTGCCAAAGTGATTTGATCTTTCACAGCATCTTCACCATATTTCTTTTTTATCCCTATCAAACCTTTTTCACCCATCAACAAATTGAAAGCTGCTTCTGTCTTTTTCCCTTTCTTTGAGTGCCAAAAATCAACAATCAAACTAGATGCAGATTCAAGTTCAAAAGGGATCAGGTCAGCACTAAACTTAAACCTCTTTTTTTTCAAATTTTCTTTTTCCTTATTTATACTATTAGGTACTCTATTAGTATTAGATAAAATACCTCCCTCTTTTTTTGTTTCTCTCTCTCTTTCGTTCGGTATTTTAAGGGTATCACATGCGTCAACCCCTAAAAAATGGGTTTCTAGTGAATAGTTTATAAAAGCAGTCATTGACATGTAGCTGGGCTTTTTAGCTAAACAATGCTGCATCACTTTGTGTTTAATTCGTATACTGTTTGTGGTCATTGTGTACTCAGTTTGTGGTTGATTTGTGTAAGAAGCGTACTAATTATGCTACATGCAGTTTTAATGTCAATAGGATTATCTGATAAGAAAGTTATTTGTTTTTTTTGAGGGGTTTGCAACAATGTGTATAATTAGCTTGACCTGAAGCTCAGAGGCATTTGCCAATGACCACTAGGACGCAACAAATAAAAAAAGACCTCCAATGCTATGGAGTAGACCCTTTTCAAATTGCAGCAGAAGCAATTGAACGGGGTGATCGTTTAGCCCTTCAAGTCAAACGATTAGAAGCAATAGTCAATCAGGCTTCATTCAACGCTTGATCTATTAGACCTCTAACAATTTCGCTATTGCTTACACCAGCAGCAACAGCCAACTGGTTGACTTTATTTTTTACTTCTGGTGTGACGCTGGTTTGTAGGATCTCGCTCCAAAGTTCAGATCCTCTTGCTTTGTTTGGCATAATTAGTTCCTGTTAATCTTAATAATATAATAAAAAACCTGAAAAGCTATTGCCTCGCAGGTTTTGGTGTTTTGTTTAGTAGTTCAATCCTACTGTGTGCTTAGTGCAAGACCAGGTAAGACCTTCTTTTTTTGCGTCTGCAATAAGTTCGTTCTTCTCGTCTTCTGAATAAGCATGTTCATCCCATTTGTTAGTTGTGATGAACCAGTAGTAACTTGGATTCTCTTCCGCATATTTTTCCTCTCTTGCTTGGATGTCAAGTTGTTCGAGGTGGCGGTTTAAATCTGATTCAACTGGGCAAGACATTGTGGTTGATGTGTAACTGATTTAATCTTATTAAGATTATTGGATAATGTCAATAAGATTAATTATTTATTACGGATCCGTCATATTAGGGGCTTGTTCTGAAGTGGCTTAAGAAGAACCTCAACCACGGGATTCTTCAAATCAGCAAGCCCCGTTCTTATTCTAATTGAGATTAGAAGAATTTCCAATAATCCTTATTAATCCCATTCCTTTATTTGTTGGATCAAATCATAATATTCAGATTTTAATTCGATATATCTGCTAAGAGCCAATTCTTTTTCAATCGGATCGTCTTCTGGTGTCTCCTTCCATTTCTTTCTGTGTTCTTCGTAGGCTATTTTTTTTATTAAAGCGTTGAGCTTGATTTTTTTAAGTTTAAGATCGTTGTTCATTTTTATGGTGCAGGAATAAGCATGTGTTGGGCGTGTTCTGATGTTCTCCCGTCTTTCCATTTGACGGTGCAATAAATACAGGGAGTTCCTTTTTTATTGGATTTCTCCCTCATTGATATGACCTGCCCAACAGCAGGGCCGATTTCTAAAAACATTCCTGCGGTGGTTCTTCTCTTGTTTACAGAATCCCCTTCTTTGTATTTGGCGGTTGCTGGCATTGGTTTTATAAATAGGTAAAAAAAAGCCCCTTTTACGGGGCTGTGTAGTTAGAAGATGAACGCCCATGCAGATGCTAATCCTGCGATGGCAAATAGAACGGTTACTTCCTGTTCTAAATTTTTAACCCTGCGGCTTAGACCTTCATTTGTTGCTTTTAAAGTTTGGTTCTTGTTATAAAGAACTGTTCTTGTTCCAGCGTTTGAAGGAATCTTGGCGGTGGTTGATGTCATGGGATAAATCCATTTGTGGTTGACTTCGTAATCTTAGTAAGATTATTCCATAATGTCAATAAGATTAATCCCATTTCTTTTCATAGATCAGCTTTCCTGCTTTTACAATTTCTTTCCCAAGTTGTTCATTAGTCCATTGTCTTTTGAAAGCCAAGCCTGACCAGTCTTCTGTTGTCAGAGCTTTTAAAACTTTCGTATTAAAAAACTCAATTGGCATTGAGTCAGGAATTTTGCTTAGATCCATTTCTATTTGACCTCGGCAGCGATAACTCTTAAAGCGTTCAAGTACATCAAATCATTCATTGCTGCACCTATTCGGGTTTGAATAACACAATTAGCTTCTGCCTCAGAATAGACTTTTGCCTTCAGCTTTTCGGGTCGTTTTAAGTAATAAGAATCCTCCAAAACAAGCTTTTTCCATGCGTAAGGAAGATTGTTTTGTAATGACTGATAAAAAGTTAGATCTTTTTCTACACGTTGAAGACATTCTTCAATTCTTGTAATTGGATAAATTTCTAAATCCTTTGTTCTTGCAAAAGTACGTTTAGAAACACAAGCAAATAAAAGTCTTGTTAAAGCCTTGTCAACATCACTTGTTTTCTTGTGGGCAGAATCGGCAAAGAAAATAGAGTCTTTGCCAATTTTTTTAAAGGCTCTTCCTGACATTATTTTTTTATCCCCTTTCTTGCTCTTTCAAATGCTCTTTCAATTTTTCTTTCTGTATTTGCTTGAACGTCAAATCCGGGCTGAGAAAAAGTTTTATAATCCACTTCATGCAGTACAAGGCAAGTGCGGTTGAGGTCATACCAAACTGCATTGGGTCTTGGATATTTACCTGTTGCATAATGGAAATCTTTTCTTAGACCGCCAGCCATTTCGTGTGTGTTGCGTAAAGCTCTTAAGTCTGATTCTTTTACTTTTAGTTTTTTAGCTGTTTGAGCTGTTGAAGAAGTGAAATGAAAATCACCAACTTTGTAAGTTGGAACCATTGTTTCAACAATAGGATCTTTTTCTATTGTTTTTTTTGCAAACTCAACGCTTAACTTGTTTAAAAGTGTTTTGTGCAGGTCTAAGGATTGATTGTGCATATTGGCATCCAAAACAAGTTCTAAAAGCCTTTGCAGTTCAGTTTGAGTTAAATTCATTTTAGGGATTCACAAGCAAGTTGGATTTTGTTGACTTCGCAATCGTGCTTAGTCATGTCAGAAAGGGATGAACTAACACCCCAGAAAAGGATTGCTCCAAAGGAAGCAAAAAGTAAAAATCTCATGGCCTTGTGGTTGACGGCTTTCTAATCTTAATAAGATTATTGCTTAATGTCAATAACATTATTTATTTTTGCTTCTGCGATTGATTTCTTTGGTACTTCAAAATACTCATCAAATAATTCTCCATCTGCATTTGCAGCTTCCAGCCATCCTTTCGGGTGCAGCTCTTCTTCTAAAGCTTTCTGTTCAATATTCTTTATTGCTTGAAGTGTATCAAGTGCTTCAACTAAAGGATTCAATTCAGATCGAGTTAATCCAGCTTTTTTAATTTCAATATCATTGATTGATAAAAGCAATCTCTGGATTGATCTATAGGCAACACCAGCATCATTAATTGCGGTTGTTTCCATTGGTTCCCAATTTCCAGCAGATTCTTCTTTATACAATTTGCCTTTGATCATTCTGACTTCTTTTGACATGGTTCTTAAATAGGGGTGGGGTGGATGTAGGAAAAATAAAAAAGCCCCGAAGGGCTTGCTAATTAATCTTTGATTAATTTCTTTTCTGATTCTGCAATTGCTTTAACTGATTCTTCAACTTCTTTGATATTAAGTTGGAAAACTTCGTCTCCTGCTTTCATTGTTTCCACAATTCCTTGCAGTGCGTCAGCGAATTTGCCCATGAATTAAGTCCTGTGTGGTTGACTTGCTAATCTTAATAAGATTATATGATTTAGTCAATCCCCTCTTTATCCATTCTCCATGTTTAACTTGCTGTTCTCTTATCTTCTGGCAATGCTCGCAATTACATAAATAATCCTGCATTGGCTTGGATAGTTTCTTGCCTTACACTAATGGCCTATTAAACTCAAAGCATTTAAGCTTCTTTTATTTTTGACTTCAATACAAGATTTAAAAAGCGATCATAAAAACGCTCGTAAAAGGACAGACCGTTCTTCTTCCTTAATCAAAGAATCCTTAGAGAAATTTGGGGCGGCTCGTTCAATAGTTATAGATGAAGAAAACAGAATCCTTGCTGGTAATGGAACCATAGAAGGAGCAAAAGCAGCAGGCATAAAAAACCTTCGAGTAATAGAAACAGACGGTAAAGAAATTATTGCTGTCAAAAGAACTGGACTAACAGAAGAGGACAAAGTTGGTTTAGCTCTTGCTGATAATAGAACTTCTGATTTATCCGAATGGGATGCTGAAATGCTTAAACAGCTTTCAGAAGAACAAGATTTAAATCCTTGGTTTAATGAAGGTGATCTTACTGAACTGATAGGAGAACCAGAAAAAGATGAAGGCTTAACCGATCCTGATGATGCTCCTAAAGCACCAGAAGAACCAATAACAAAAGAAGGTGATTTATATATTCTTGGAAACCATCGTCTTCTCTGTGGTGACTCTACAAATATTGAGCATGTAGAAACTTTAATGAATGGAAAGAAAGCAGATATGGTTTTTACAGATCCTCCTTATGGATGCAATATTAAGGGAGGAGCCAATAGTAGTAATTTAATTGCAGGAGATTTAACTCAAGTAGCTATTCCATTTTCTTTTGATTTAGCAGTTGAAAGAGCAACAAAAGATGATGCTAGATTTTATTTTTGTGGTTCAGAAGGAAATATCTCTTTATATGGCAAATTGTTTGATCGGTTTTTACATCAACTTCCAAGACATTTGATTTGGGTAAAAAATGGTTTTGTAATGAAACCTAATAATTACCATAATCAATATGAGATTATTTTCTTTGGTTACAAACCAAAAGGCGGTGGATTGAACCATTGGTATTCAGGCCGTACAGAATCAGAAGCTTCTGATATTTGGCTTATTAAAAGAGATCCATCAAAAGGATATTTACACCCAACTCAAAAACCGATAGAACTGCCAGAAAGAGCAATTACCAATAGTTCGCCTATTAATGGTCTGGTTTATGAACCTTTTGGTGGTTCTGGCTCGACTCTGATTGCTTGTCAAAAAAATAATAGAGGATGTTATTCGATGGAGTTAGATCCTAAATATTGCGATGTCATCGTCAAAAGGTGGGAGGATTTTACTGGCAATAAAGCAAAACATGTAATATCTAATTAATGGCAACAAAAGGAACCCAAGCTGAAACCGTAATTCGAGCACAGAAGTTTGCTCGAATTATTGCTAATGGAGGAAGGAGGTCAGATTGTGTGCGTTTTGCGGCTGAAAACTGGGGGGTACAAGAAAGAGCCGTAGACAAGTACTTACAGATAGCTAGGGATCAACTGAAGGCCGATTGGGACTTGGAGCGACCACAAATGGTGGCAGATCTTTTGAGCCAATGCAGCACCTTACAGATGGAAGCCAGAAGGGCGGGGCAATATCACATTGCTCTTGGGGCAATTAATACAGCAGCTAAATTAGCTTCTCTTTGCTCTTGAATATTCTCGAAGAATTACCAACAGGGCACGTTTTACATCCGCAAGGTTTTACTGCCTTCAACTATTCCCCAGAAGAAAAGCAAACTCAAAGCGATTTAATTAAGCAACGTATCTTTGACGGTTTATTAAATTATCAGCAAAAAATCTGTGAGAATGTAGAAAAGAGAATTGTTGGATTCTGTGCAGGTTATGGAGCAGGTAAAACAAGAACCCTTTGTGCATGGTCTACCCTTTGTGCTCTTGATAATCCCAATACGGTTGGGGCTGTTTTCGCTCCTACTGGGGCTTTGGTTCGTGATGTTTTGCAGCGTTCTCTTGAAGAATTTTGGGAAAATCATGCAGTTAAATTTGAATACAGGGCTTCCCCACTCCCTGAGTACAAATTAAATTTACCCAATGGTGAAGTTACTATTCTTTGCCGTTCAATGGAATCTTGGCAGAGGATAGTAGGCGTGAACTTGTCTTTTATTGCGTCAGACGAGTTAGATACTACAAAACCAGACATAGCTCAAAAAGCTATTGAAAAATTCTTAGGTAGATTAAGAGCAGGAAATAGAAGACAATTAGGTCTTTTTTCTACTCCCGAAGGCTTTGGAACCTTCTATAATTTGTTTGTCCGAGAAGGTCACAAGCAAGACAGAGCACTCTTCAAAGCTCGAACGGCTGACAACCCTTACTTGCCTCCTGACTTTCTACAAGCATTACTTGAAAATTATCCAGCTTCTTTAGTTAAAGCCTATACAGAAGGCGAATTTTGCAATCTTCAAACGGGAGCCGTTTATGACCGTTTTGATCGAGCAAAGCATGTAACTGAAGAAATGCCCGACCACTCAGAAGAAATTATTAGAGTTGGTTGTGACTTTAACGTTGGAAATTGCAACGCAGCAATTGGAGTAATCAGTAAAGGACATCTATACATTTTTGATGAAATTGGAGGGGCACATGATACCGACAGCATGGCAGACCAATTGCGAGAAAAATTTCCGCACAGTACGATCTACGCATATCCAGACGCTTCAGGTGGAAACAGATCAACAAATGCTGCTAAGACCGACATCCAGTTATTGCAGCAAAGGAAAATTGTCAACTTGTCAGGCGCAAGCAATCCTTACGTCAGGGATAGAGTTGCAGCAGTTCAGGCAATGTTGCTTAATGGGAAAGAAGAAATAAGATTGCATATTCATCCACGTTGTAAGAAAACAATTGAATCTTTAGAGCTTCAAGCGTATGCAGAAGATGGAACTCCAGATAAGACGATGAATCTGGATCACATGGCAGATTCTCTGGGTTACTTAATATGGAAGGAGTTCAATCCATTACACATGAACTCAGGAAGAGGTACGGGTATTAGGATTTACTAAAACTATTGTCTAAACTGTTTACATAACCAAAGAGGCTCATCGTGTATAGCGGATTTTATAAAAGTGAAAAAGCTGGAACAACAGCAGCTATTAACGATCCAAATAGTGCTTGGGAGAATATGGAACCCCATTGGGTTCTGATTGAGAATTTATTGGGCGGTTCATATCAGATGAGAAAACGCCATCGAGATTTTTTACCTCAAGAACCTCGTGAGTTAGATGAGGCATACGACAACAGACTATCCCGTTCAGTTTGTCCTCCTTATTATCAGCGACTTGAAAGAATGTTGGCTGGAATGTTGACAAGAAAGCCAGTTAGATTAAATGACGTTGCTGATGTTATTCGGGAACAATTATTTGATGTAGACCTTCAGGGAAATGATCTAAATATCTGGACATACGAAACCGCTAGAAAAATGATCCGCTATGGACACGTTGGTGTCCTTGTTGATGCTCCTGCTGATGCAAACGGAAGACCTTATTGGTGTACTTACACCCCAAGAGACATTCTTGGTTGGAGAACAGAATTAAAAGATGGGGAACAGAAATTCACTCAACTTCGATTAATGGAAAAAGTTGTTGAGCCTGATGGAGATTATGGTGAAAAAATTGTTGAGCAAGTTCGATTATTAACACCCGGAGCTTTTGAAATCCACCGCAAAAATAATGACGGTGATTTTCAATTGTTTGATGAAGGCTCTACAACATTGCCTGAGATTCCTTTTTCTGTGGCCTATTCCAACAGAGTTAACTTGATGGAATCACGTCCACCGATGGAAGATATCGGGGAACTTAACTTGAAGGCCTATCAATGTGGGTCTGATCTTAGTAATCAATTACATATAAGTTCGGTTCCTTTATTGGCTTTTTATGGCTATCCACAAACGTCAGAAGAAGTTTCTGCTGGCCCCGGTGAAGCAATAGCTTTTCCCGCTGAAGGTCGTGCTGAATATATAGAACCAAGTGGAAAAAGTTTTGATGCTCAATACAAGCAATTAGATCGAATAGAACAACAAATTAATGAGTTAGGACTTGCTGCAATTCTTGGGCAAAAATTATCGGCAGAAACAGCAGAAGCAAAACGAATAGATAGGTCACAAGGCGACAGCACGATGCAGGTAGTCGCACAACAGATGCAAGACATGATAGATAACTCTTTAATATTCCATGCACAGTATTTAGGCAATAATTCAGCAGGTAGTAGTTTTGTTAATCGTGACTTCTTAGCGGCTCGTTTAGATCCTCAAGAAATTGGTAGCTTGTTGCAACTTTATACGGCTGGAACAATTACACAAGAAACTCTTTTAAAGCAACTTGAAGCCGGGGAGGTATTAGGCGATGAATTTGACGTTGAGGAAGAGTTGGAGGCAACGCAACAGGCTTCCTTAATAGAAGTGGATCAACCTCTGGAGGAAGAGGAAGAAGCGGAACCTGAAGAATCAGCAGAACCAGAAGACGAAAACGACCAAGCTGAATAAATGGCAAAAACTGTTCCTGTCGGTGATGGAATACCGCCTGAGTTTTATCGCAATGCGATAGACCTTAATCGGTTTAGTAATAGCGTTTCCAAAAAGCTGGTTACTTCATATAACAATGTGATGTTAAAAGCTGTTGAGAAATTAAAAATCATTGAAAGACAACCATTAAACGAAAGACCTGCTTATAAGACTGCAAGATTAAGAGCGTTAATAAAACAAACAAAGGAGAGTTTAAATTCTTGGGCTAATGGAAGTGTTGATGATTTAATTGCTGAGCTTGAAGGGGTTGCGAAAGTACAGGCAGGATTTGTTGAGAATCAATTAAAGAAATCAATTCCCAAAGGCATGGCTGAAAAGATCCATGACCAAATTGGTTATTCTTTTAGGTCTGTTGCTGTTAGTCCGTCATTTGCTAAGTCTGTTGTAACTACAGATCCAACTGCTATTAACCTTGCTGTTTTAAAAAGTGAGTTAGCAGGAATTACGAAAGATAAGAAAGCAAGGACAAAAGGAACTTTTAAATTAACTGCCAAAGAAGGCCAGACAATAACGCTACCTAATGGAAACACGGTTAAGAAATCATTTTTAGGGATAGCAGAGGCAGAAGCAAAACGATTAAACCAAGTGGTTAGGAGTGGGCTTTTGTCTGGTGATACAACTCCCGAAATTGTTAGAGAGTTAGTTGGAAATTTAAAGAAAGACCAAAAAGGAAGTTTAAGTCAGCTACTTGCACAAGGAGGAGCTGCAACTAAAAGTGCAAATAATCAGGTGATGACGATTGTTAGAACTACTGTCAATCAGGTCACGAATACAGCAAGCCAAGCTGTTTATAAAGCTAATCCTGATGTAACGGAGGAATATCGTTATGTTGCTACGCTTGATTCTCGAACTTCTCCTGTTTGCAGAGATCTAGATGGTCAAGTTTTTAAATATAATCAGGGGCCAGTACCGCCTCAACATTTTGGTTGTAGGTCAACAACTGTAGCTGTTGTTAATTATAAGAAATGGGATTTCACACCGCCTCCTGCTGGAAAAAGGGCAAGCGTTGGTGGGCCTGTTCCTGCTAATACAACTTATGGAAAATGGTTATATGGTGAACGTGCAAAAGGGTCAAAATTTAAACCCGGAGCAGAACAAATAAAAGCATTAGGAGAACAAAAGGCCAAATATTTTAATCGACTGTCTAATAAATATGGCCCTGACCAAGCACTAAAGAAATTAATTAGAGAAGACAATACAGAAGTTTCTTTGGGTCAGTTACAAAAGAGATATGGCAACCCTGAAGACATAAAACCAAAAGCTAAAAAGACAAAACTGCTTTCAGATAAAGAGAAAAAATCACTTGCTGCATTTGAAAAAATCAAACCACCTTCAAAAGCTTTGATAGCTAAAGAAGGAAAATATATGACTGCGGCAGAAAAAGCAGGAACAGTTAAATACACCCCTTTGACAACAGCACAAAAGAAATTAGTTGATCAGTCAATTTCTGAAACCAAATTCAAAAAATCTGTTCAAGATATTGTTCCTGAAGTTGCTACGTTTGAAAAACTTCCTAAAGGTGAACAAAGTACAATCAAATTCTTAGATAATCTAAAACTAAATTCTGAAGCAGAACAAAAATATTGGAAATCAGCTAAAGCTTTTAACTCTAAATTAATTCCTAAAAATCAATTTAAAACAATTACTCCAAAGCAATTAGCTCGCAGGATTGAAGATGACAAGATTGCAAAACTACAAAAGAAATTTGATAACAAAGCCAAGAAAGCTTTGCAGCCTAAGAAAGAAATCAAAAAACGAGATCTAAGAAAATGGGACGATCCAAGTTTCCTTGATAAGAAACTTGCAGGTGAATCAAAAACAAGTGCAGTTCGTAAAAGTTCAGGTTTAGGAAAGAAAACATCTGAAGATTTGATGTTTAAGCCAAAGCCAGAAGAAGTTGGTTTGACAAAAGCTAAATTTAAGCAAACGGAGGAAACTATAGGGCAATGGGCAGGAAGTGATTATGTTCAACTTCGTGGTGTTCAGTTAAATCAAGCACAAGCGGTAGGTGCTCAACTCAATCCTGCTCAAGTTAAGCATTTAAAACGATATAGAGATATAAGGGCAAGAACTGAAGGAGTTCGAAATCAATGGGCTAGATATGCAGATCAGATGGAAGACTATATTTCAAAGGCTCCAAAGTGGAAAGGAAAGCCGCAAGGTTTAATGGCAGGAAATAAAGATATAAATGTTGATGGAACAATTTTTAGAGGAATGGGTTTTGATGATAAAAAAATAATTGAGTCAATTGTTGAATCTTATAAAAGAGGTGATGCTGGTTTGACAATGGAAAGTTGGACTGCTAACAGGCAAATAGCAAGTGGGTTCTCAGGTAATAAACATTCTGTAATAATTAAACAAGTCAACAAATATGGAACATCTATTGAACCGTGGAATGGATTACAAGAAAGAGAAATACTTCAACCTAGAGGAGTTCGTTATAAAGTTCTTTCTGCGGAAACAAAACAATGGGCAGAAGGAGGCATTGAGAAATCTTTTACAGAAATCACTTTAGAAGCGTATTAATAAGCTTCAGGTGGTTTCTCTGAAACACGGGTTATTTTGATGCCTAATTTTTTCATGTCTTTGGTTACTTCTTCATCCGTTCTTTTGTCTTCAGGGTCTATTGAATAACCCATACTAAGATCCGTAAACCTTTCGGAGGCTCTGTCTTTTTTTTGCATTGTTTTTTAGTCTTAGACCTATCTTAATAAGATTAGTGCTTTTTGTAAATTATGTTGATAAGATAAGCAATAACCTTGTGGGTTTCCATGTCTGACGAAACAACTGCTCCTGTGGAGCAAGCTGTTGATTCTGAAAAAGAGAATCTTAAAGCTGAAATTGAAGCAATGCGTAAAAAAAACGCTGAGCTTATAGATGAATACAAAAAAGCAAAAGAAAGATCAAAAGCTGTTCCTGCTGATGTTGATGTTCAAGCCTTAATTGATTTCAAAAACAATGCAGAACAAGTTGAACTTGAAAAGCAAGGAAAATATACAGAAGCAAGATCAAAACTTGAAGAACAATACAGAGAAAGATCAGCCGAAAAGGACAAAAAAATTACAGAACTTGAAACAAAAGTCCGAGAGCTGGAACTTATTTCCCCTGCCTTACAAACCTTGGCGGAGATAGTGCATGACCCAAGTTTAGTATTAAATAATTTCCTACCTAAAGATAAAATTGAAGTTGATAATGGTGTTCCTGTTGTTGTTGATGGATACGAAAGAACGCCTGTTAATGAGTGGGCAAAAGGGAAGTTACCTGATTACATTTTAAAGCAACCAAAACCTCAAGGTGGTGGTGCTCCTGCTGGTAGATCTAGCGGCGGTGAAATTCCTGCTGGAACTAAAAACCCATTTGCACAAGAAACTTTTAATATTACTGAACAGATGAGACTTTATAGAACAGACAAAGATTTATATGATCGCTTGAAAAATGCAGTTAAACGCTAATATGGTTGCATAAGGCAAGGCTGTGCTGAGCCGTAAGGGTTTGTGACCCACACCGTAAAACTAATTTTTAGGTAATTTTTCATGGCAACCGTAAGGTCTGACGTGATTATCCCCGAAATTTTTACGCCATATTTAATTGAGCAATCTACTAAGCGTGATGCCTTCTTGGCTAGCGGTGTGGTTCAGCCTATGGCGGAATTAAATGCAACAGAGGGTGGTGATTTCGTTAACGTTCCTTTCTGGAAAGCAAACCTTTCTGGAGATTTCGAGGTATTAACTGACAGTAGTTCTTTAACACCCGGAAAGATTCAAGCTGATAAGCAGATTTCTGTGATCCTTCATAGAGGTCGTGCATGGGAAGCAAGAGATTTAGCTGCTTTGGCTGCTGGCTCTGATCCTATGGCTGCTATTGGTGCAAAAGTTGGGAATTACATTGCTCACCAAAGACAAAAAGATTTGCTTTCAGCATTGTCTGGTGTGTTTGGTTCAATTAATGCAAATGACAGCAACTCTGCTTTGTTTGCTAATTGCATCGACTCAGAGAGTGGTGATACTCCAACTGCTTTAAGTCCAAAGCACGTTGCAAAAGCAAAATCAATTCTTGGTGATGCTGGCGACCAACTTTCTGCTGTTTGTATGCACTCAAAAGTGTATTACGACTTAGTAGAACGTAAGCTGGTTGATTATGTTCTTGCCTCTGACACAAACGCAACTGCAACTGCTTCTGGTGGTTCTATTGCTCCTGCTTACGGCGGCAATGGCTCGGTTCCTACATATTGTGGGCTTCGAGTTATCGTTTCTGACGATGTGGCAAAAACTGGTTCTGGTGCTTCTACTGAGTACTCAACCTACTTCTTCACACCCGGAGCTATTGCTTCTGGCGAACAGGCAGGTTTAACAACAGAAACAGATAGAGACATCCTTGCAAAATCAGATGCAATGGCTGTTGATCTTCATTACACATATCACCCTGTTGGTACTAAGTGGGCTGTTACAACAACAAACCCAACTCGTGCTCAACTTGAAACCGTAGCCAACTGGTCGAAGGTGTATGAACAAAAAAATATAGGGATTGTTCGTGCAACTAACGTTTCCAATCAGGATTAGAGGTAACTAACTATGGCATCACAATTTGAAGCCGTTGCTGGTAAAGCTATTGGTTACACAACTGGTGGAACTGTTACTCAAGCAACTAACAAATCAACGGCTGTAACTCTAAATACGGAGTCAGGCCAGGTAACAATGAACGCTGCTGCTTTAGCAGACGGCGCAGAAGTTACATTTCAAGTTAACAATGATCGTGTAGCTGCAACTGACGTTGTAGTTGTTAACCACGGATCAGGTGGAACTGCGGGTGCTTATTGGCTCGTTGTTTCTACTGTTGCTGCTGGTTCTTTTAAAGTTACTGTTGGAAATCTTTCTGGCGGTTCTTTGAGCCAAGCAATTGTCATTAACTATGCTCTTGTAAAAGGTGCATCTAGCTAATGGGAATGTTCGCATTTAGGCGAATGAAGGAAAGGGAGGCTGCCGCACAGGTGGCCTCTACTCCTGTTGAAGCTGTCAAGCCAAAACAAAAACGCAAGCGTAAACCTAAAGTTTCTTCTAATGGCAATAACGATAGTAGCGACAGCAGGAGCAGCTAACGCTAACAGCTATTTAACTCTTTCTGATACACAAGATCTAATTGATGGTCTTGTAGAAGATGATGATGTTGCTGCATGGGCATCTGCTACAACTGACCAAAAAAATAGAGCTTTATATTCAGCAACTCAACGGATTGACCGAGAAAGATTTTTAGGAGCAAGAGCAACAGATACTCAAGCATTGCAATGGCCTCGAACAGGAGTAAGAAAGCCTGATACTTATATCAATACTTATGCAACTGGTTTTCCTTTTCGTATAACAACAGATTATTTTACAGATACAGAAATTCCAGACCAAATAAAAAAAGCATTAGCTGTTTTATCTGTTTATTTGAATAACAATAAAGACGGTCTTGGGCTTAGTGGATTAGAGGATTATCAGAATATTAAAGTTGGATCTTTGGATGCAACTCCTAATTCTTATGGTGCTGTTGGTGCTGATCGTGTCCCACCAATGTTTGAAAGATACTTCACAGGCATTAGAATTAGTGGACCCGGTAACATCGCTGTAAAAAGAAGCTAATGGGAATGTCTTATCCTGCTGCAATCATCATCACAGACACAAACGCCCATACTGGGAGGTTTGGAAAAATAACTTGCTTAACAGATTCAACTGTTACGTTGGTTTCTTCAAATGTCACGAAGAATGGTTCTTCAACTGTTTCTGGGATTGATCTAAAAGCAAGCACAGAGATTGAAGGAGTTTTTACCAGCATCACTCAAACAAGTGCAGGGTCAGTTATTGCTTATAGGATCTAATGGCTGTAAAACCTAAAGGCTTTAGGAAAGCTGCAAAGAAAGTTCTTAAAGCCGTTGGTGGTGATGTAACAATTCGTAAAGTTACAGGAAGTGCTTATAACACAACTACAGGAACAGTTGGAGAGACAACAGCAGATACAACTGTTAAAGGTTTTGTTGAAGGTGTTATTGCAAGACAAGTTGATGATTTAGTAAAAGCAACTGATAAGCGTTTAACAATTGCTGCTTCTGATTTGGATTACACTCCAACAGTTTCAGATCGTGTTGTTATTAGTTCTAAGGTTTATCAAATAATTCGAGTTGAAACAACAGAACAAGGTAATACTGCTATTAGTTATGAACTGATTTTGAGGTTGTAATGGCTGCTAAATGGAAAGGCCCAAAGCCTGAAAAGTTTGCATTTGTAATTGAGCAAAGAATGAACGCTTTGCTTAGTCAGGCTGTCTTACATACAGACACAATGCTGAAGCAAGAAAGCCCTGTAGATTTAGGAACTTTCCAGAATAGTTGGCAGGTTGGAGAGAATGGAACAGGGGAATACGAAGGAGAAGCAGGTTTAAGTGTTCCAGATATTAGAGGTATGAATTACAGACCCGGAAATGAAAAAATTGGTAATACTTATACAATTCATAACTCACTTCCTTATGCAGAAGCATTAGCAGCAGGTCATAGTAAACAAGCAGACCCCGGTTGGATTCAACAAATTGCAAAAGATATGCAAGGCTGGATTCAAATTAATGCAAAACGAATTGGTAAGGACAGCGTATGAGCAGCACTTTCAACGATGTTAGGGCCGCAATAGAAGGACGTATTGCCACAGAAATGGCATTAAGTCCTGCTTATCCTGTTGCTTATCAAAACGCTCCTTTTACTCCACCAAATAACACACCTTGGGTTCAAGTATTTATTAGATTTGGGTCTAACAATTATGCAACATTACAAGCACCAGCCACAGGGGAATCGTTTAACCGTCAGACAGGTACTTTGGTTATTAATGTATTTAGTCCTGCTGGTGTTGGGGCAGGTGCAAACCTAACAATTGGAGAACGTATTAAAGATAAATTTGACAGAGCGAAATTTAGCAGTATTATTTTTGATCCTTGTTCAGGATTAGCTACAATACAACCAGCAGAGCAAGAAGCGTTTTATCAAACGCAATTCTCAGCTACATTTGACGCATACTTAGACTAATTTAATTCAATGGCTGTCACTGTTCTGTCTGGTACTTCAGGCGCACTTTATTACAAACCTGCTGGTACCACTGGTACGTTCGGGACTGGAGACGTGACCATTGGGACTGAAACTATGGTTGTTCAAGCTTACTTAAATTTGAAAGTAGGCGACCCAGTTAAGTTTCAAGTAGTTGATTCTTCTACAGGTGGATCAGGGACAGGAACTTTACCTGCTGGTTTAACTGCTGGAACGACTTATTACATTAAAACTTATACAGCAAGTACTGGAGCAATGACTGTCTCAGCTACTAACGGTGGTTCTGCTGTGAACCTAACTGATGTGGGAACAGCCGCAGCTCCTAATGAGTTTGAGGTTTATTACAACGATTACGCTTCAGTTGGTCAAGTTCAATCTTGGTCGTTTGAAGTAACAAGAAGTGAAATTGACGTAACAACAATTGGTCAAACAGTTGGGCAATACGCACCATTTAAAACTTACATTTCTGGCTTTGCTGATGGATCAGGTAGTGCAAGTGTTTACGTTACTGACGAGGATGCGGCTTTATCTAACAGACTTGTAGAAGATGTTTTGCAACGTCAGCAAGTGGGGGCAGCGTTTAGGCTTTATCAAGATAAGCAAGGAACAGAAGCATTAAGTAGAAGCATTTCAATGGATGCTGTTTTGCTTTCTGCAAGTTTCACTGTTAATCCAGATGATGCACAAATGGTTGAGGTTGCCTTTAGACCTAATAATGCACCAACTTTTGACTTAAGCACTTCTTCATAAGAGTGTTAAAAGCAATTGGGTCTTTGTTTGTTTATCGAAGTCCCAAACCCGGACAGGGTTTTGCTTCCTTTTTGCGTTATTTGCCAAATAGGAAATTAAGGCACTTAGCAGGAACAACGAGCCATTACGACAAGACAAGATTAATTCACATGATCTTGGTAGATAGAAATAAAGGCTAGCTGTATGGCTGGCCTTTATTATTATTGATATAATTCATGCAACTGGATTTTTTTATGTCTGCTAGTCAAAGAAAAGTTAGTCCTTTAGAGCGTTTAAAAAAAGCATCTAATCTAACTCCTGTTAAAAAAGCAGTAAAACTTAGTGATGGCACAGATTTCGAGTTTTGGTGTACTCCTTTAACAATGGCAGAAAGAGAGCAAGCCATGAAAGGAGCAAACGATGACGCTAATCTTTTTGCTGTTCGTTTACTTGTTCGTAAGGCAATGTTTGAAGATGGCAGAAGAATGTTTGCAGCAGGTCAAATTGACGAGTTAAAAAATGATGTTAGTGCCGAAAACATGGACAAGCTTTTAGTTTCAATGTTGCCAAGTCAAGGGGAGGCAGATGATCTTGACCCAAAAGACTAAAAGAAGAACTAAGAAAAGATAATTTTTTATTACTTCAGTTGGGAGTGGCTAAAGAGCTTGGATATACATTGCAGGAATTGAATCAAAAAATTACACAAGAAGAGCTAGTTATTTGGTCTGCTTATTTTGAATATTTAAACGAAGAACAGAAAAATGAGATGAGAAGGTCAAAGTATCGCTAAGATCTAAACATAACTGAAAGATAGATGTGTCTGCTTTAATCTCAACTGTTGGAATTAAATATGATGACTTTGGGACACCAGCCAAATTAAAGAAGACTGCTCAAGCTGCAAAGCAAACAGAGAAAGCATTTAATAATTTAGGAGGCAAATCAGCAGCAGCAGGTAAAAAATTAGGTTTATTTGGGAAGGCAGCGTTAGGAGTTGGGGCGAGTTCAAGTATTGGAGCTGTTGGAGTTAAGGCTTTAGGGACTGCAATTAAAAGCACTTTTGCTCCATTACTGGCATTAAGTGGAGCAGTTGCAGGTTTAGGAACTGCATTTAATACGCTTAAAGAAATTGACTTTGCAAAAGCAAAACTGGATTCTTTAGGAGTAGAAAGTGATGAACTTGTTGGAAAGTTAAAAGTTTTAAGTATTGAATTAAATCAATCTCAAAGCATAGCCCAATTATCTGCGGCAGCTTATGACGTTGCTTCTGCTGGTTTTACTGATGCGGCTGATGCTACTGAGGTCTTAAGGGCTGCAAGCATGGGAGCAACAGGTGGTTTTGCTGATCTAAATACAACAGGAAATGCTTTAACAAGTGTTTTAAACGCTTATGGGATTGAAGCGAAACAAGCAACTTTAATAATGGATCAGTTTATTCAAACGCAGAATGATGGAAAAATAGTTGTCCAAGAATATGCTGACAATATTGGTAAAGTTGCTTCTGTTGCTTCTTTGATGAAAGTTCCTTTAACAGAGGTTAATGCTGCGATTGCTTTGGTAACTAAGAATGGTGTTAAGTCTGAGGTTGCCTTTACTGGAATGAAGACGGCTTTATTAAGACTAGGTGGAGAAGCAGGTGGAAAGAAATTAAAAGCTCTTGGGATTGATATTAGTGCCGCCACTCTTGAGTCTGAAGGATTACTTGCCAATTTGAAAAAGCTTGAAGGTTTAGATGTTACTGCTCTTGAACAAATCTTTGGACAGGAAGCTATACAAACAATGGCTCCAGTTCTGAATAATTTAAAAGAATACGAACAACTAATTAAGAATCAAGAAGAAGCTGCTGGAAATTCAGCGTCAGCACAATTCAAAGCAAATGACACTCTTTTAGGATCGTGGAAAAGAATAGTTAATGCTTTTTCTAATTTATTTGGAGAACAAACAGAATTAGGCGAAGCTCTTAAATTTACCTTGTTTGGCGTTTCTGCTGCAATTGATGTTATTGGAGCAACAATAAAATTAGTGATGGCTCCTTTCCGTGTTGTTTTTGAAACTGTAAAAGGAATAGCTGAAGAAATAGGTGAAGCATTAGGAATAAAACAAGTTAAATTAGTTAAAGATTTTACTGAAGCGTGGAGCAAATCATTTTCAGATCTTGAAGAAAATATTCAAAGCTCAATGGAGTCAGCAAAAATATTTGGACAAAATCTTGTTATTGCTCTTAAAAATGCTTTTATTAATTTTCAAAATTGGTTGCCAAATTGGGCCAAAACATTATTTGGAATAGATACAAAAACAGATATTCCAACAATTAAATTTAAAGTCAGAGTAGTAAAAGTAGATGAAAACGGAGATGGGGATGGGGACACTAAAACAATTGTAGAAGACACCAAAGAAGCAATCAAATGGGCCGAGCTGTTAAAAGGAGCTTGGGACGACATTAAGGGAGTTGTTGCTGACGGATTACATAATGCAATTATGGGTTTATTAGATGGCACTAAATCTTTAAAAGAATCGTTAGCTGGAGTTGCTAAACAGATTGCAAGCATGTTCTTACAAAAAGCAATCATGGGTCTTCCTATCTTTGCCGCTGAAGGAGCTTATGCACCTGGAGGATTTAGAGCATTTGCTTCAGGAGGTATGGCTACGAGACCCACACTTGGCCTTGTGGGAGAAGCTGGAGAGGACGAGTATATAATTCCAGCCTCTAAGATGGCTCAGTCAATGCAACGCTACTCAGCAGGTGCTAGAGGTGAAGCTGTAATCCCTGGTACTGGTTCGTCTGCTAGTGGTGGAGCAGCAGGTGGAAGTTCTACTACTGTTAATTACTCTGGCCCTATTCTTAATTTCAACTCTGAAGAGTTTGTTCCTAAGTCTGCTGTAGGACAAATCATTGCAACTGCAACATCTCAAGGTGCTAGAGCTGGAGAAGCTAGAACATTATCTAGCCTTAAAAATTCACGTAGTCGCCGCTCTACTTTAGGATTATGAGTTTAGTAGCATTAACTAATTTTATTACCGTTACAAATCCAAATGGATCAGTAGCAATAAGCCACGACAAATTTCAAAACGGAAGACATTCTCCTGCAATTAGTGGGTTTAAATATCTTTCTTTTATTTATCAAGGGGCTACTCGTAATAGAACAGGGGATAATATGACTTCTTCTGTAATTCTTGCTAATAATGAATTGAGTATGAACTATGCACAGCAAATTGTAAAAAGTAAATATCACATTAGGGTCGAAACTTGTTTAATGACAGAAGATTTTGAAAAGAAATTAGATCCTGTCGATAACAAACCAATAGTAGTAACAGATGAACAATGGTTGGCTTCTTCTATGAGTTACGATCCTGAAACCATTGAAATTATATTAACAAGTGCTATTGATGCTGTAGGAGCACAGTCTTCTAATCGAGTCTTAACAAGAAAAATGGTGGGATATTTGCCTGTCACTGGTACGTTACAGAACAGATGAAGCCGCATCATTTAATTGGATTACCTTATCGTTTAGGTGCTGATCCTGTAAAACATGGTGCTGGCGATTGTTTATCGTTATGTCGAACAGTTTTAAAGAGTTATGGAATAAGTTCTCCAGAACCAGAGCGTTCTTGGTATCGAAGACTAAAGAAAAAAGACTATAGTATCTTTTTTGAAGAATTAAATAGGTGGGGAGTTGATTCACCCCCTAAACTAGGAGCAATTGCATTATGCAAATCAGAAGATGACTCTTACGGTATGGCTGCATGGTATGAGGAAGGATGGCTGAATTACCAAAAAACATTAGGAGGCCAGGTGGTGATTTGGTCGCCCCTAAACGACCTTATGGTAGAAGGCTGTTATTTCCAACGGAAGTAGAATTATGTAAGGTTTTAGGAATTAGTGAAGATGAATATTGGTATTTTCAAGATACGATTGCCACGTATAACGGGCAAAGACCAAAAGGATATGAATTAATTCCTGATATACAAGCAGGACAGTTATTAGCAATGAAAGCTGTCCAAACATTTTTAATTAATTTAGGAATAGCTATTGCTGCTTCATATGTCACAACTCTATTAACAGACAAGCCAAAAGGACCAGGGGATTCAAGGAGAACTGCTGATGTTATTGGTAATAGAAAATTTGCTCCACAAGCTTCTTTTAATTCAATACAAGAGTTAGCAAATATAGGAGATTCTATTCCTCTTATTTTTGCTAATCAATCTGTAGATAACAATGGTATTGCTTATGGTGGAGTAAGAGTTAATAGCCAACTTTTATGGTCGCAATTTGTAAGTCTGGGTAGGTTTCAACAATTAAAAGCACTTGCTTTATTTTCTTATGGGAAAATAGTAGAACAACCTGAGTATGAAGGATTTGCTATAGGAGATTCTCTTATAGATACTTATAACGCTTACAAGGTTGGCCTTTATTTTAGAGATGGAAGTGTATCAGGATTAAATCGAATAATTGAAAGTGATAAATATGACGAAGCTAAATTACCTTATGAGGGAGAAGGTAAGGAGCCTTTTGTTGTTGGTGTTCCTGACTCTCTAGCAGAAAATGATACGAATAGAAGCGGAACAAAAGTAAGTAAAGCTTTTAGCGGAGCCAGAAACCCTTCAACACAAACTATTTTTGGAGCGTATTCACCTGTACCTAATGCTCAAATTTGTAGACTTCCCTATGAATTTGTACGTTCTAGTAGAGGACAAGAGCAAGATCCCACGCAAGACTTAGCAAGGAAAAGAAAAAAAGTTGAGTTTGCCAGATGGCCTACTAGAGCTGGACTTCTGAGTATCTATAGTCTTCAGTCTGATGGTTCTTTTCAACAAGTAAAAACAAAGGGTAGTTATGCAGTAAAGGAAGGAGATAAATTTGACTATCAGATAGTTGGTACAGATACTGGATCTGGAGAACAAATTGTTTATGGAAGCATTAATACTACTGCAGGGGATGCTTTTAATTACCATCCTCATGGAGTTGAAGATGTCAATAGCATGACAATTTCAATTAGAGAAAATGCGGATAATGTTTTAGCAGTTGGAGAACAATATTTATTTGGAACTGCTCTTGCTGTCTGTGAAGAAAGCTCGGCTTCTAATGATAGAGATAACGCACCTTGGGTTTTAGAAACAACAAAAGGATACAAATTTAAAGTTATTGAAGCAGGTTTTATAGATATTCCTGTCAATGATGCTCAATTAGCTACTCATGGTGCTAACCCTGTTTGGTATGACCCTACAGTCGGAGGGTTTCACACTGGAAGAACTTCTACTACAGATGCCCTCTATAGCCTTAATGACAGGTCGCCTGTTTTTTGGCAGCAATATGTAAGTGGAACAGTACTTGAATTTCCTCGTGGGGAGAGAGATCTATATTATGGACATAATATCTATACTGGTATGAAAGTTGCATTAGCAACGGTTTCAAATAACAGAGCATGTGATGTTACAGAAATAGGACTTAAGTCAAAAGTTTTTAAAAGAATTAGCTTTGCAAATGTACAAAGTCAACCAAGTTTTGCAGTATTTGAAGCAGCTTATTGGGATCGGACACAAATAACATTAGGACAAGTTAATACTTATGCAAATAGACTTTCTTTCTTCATGTTGCAAGCAAGAAAATTAGGAGATTCGACATGGTTAGATCTAATTAATACGAAAGAAAATAATCATAGTGGCTTATTTGCGATCAGAGGAAACTCACCAGAAGATCAATATAATGCAATCACTATTTCTCATCCTACGACTGGTCAATATGAATTTAGGTTTAAACCTTATCCTGGAAATTATCTAATAAGAGGAAACGCTTTAGGTCAAAAATTTAATTTATTATCTTCCAGTGGAAATCCTACTGAGGAGGCTGATTATTTCCAATCTCATGATTTTGAAGTAGCTTTTATAGGAAATGAACAGTATTTAGTTGATACAGAAGAAGCTAGTAATCCCCATTGGCAGTTAGGAAATAGTACGGCTACGACAACAACAAAAGTTACTGCTGCAACAAACAATGGACAAAACAAATGGGAGTCAAATCCAGGAGCAATAGTAACTAGAGGCGTTGCAGCTTGGAGGGATTTTGCAGTTCACACGGCAGGTTCAAAATATCTGATTGTTTTATGGAACTCACTTAACGAGCCGCATACTGGTTGGGCTGAGAGCAGAAGGGCTGCGGGACTTAAAGATTACACTTGGGCGTTATATGACGGAGTAAGAACTGATTGGTCAGATGATTCTTTTCCAAATGGTAATGGGAATTGGGAACAAGTTTATTTTGATGATCCTTTCACTAATTCAAGGTTTGTAGTTGCAAGTCCTAAAACTTATTTTCATCCTGATAATAATCCTCGTCATTTCTGGGTTATTGAACAAAAATGGCTAACTAAAGATCAAAATATTAGTCCTACACTTCATTCTAGTGGAGTAGTAGATGCTGTTTATCCAGCAGGTGTAACTGGATCAGGTTTAAAGTTTAATGTGGAAGTTTGGAAGGTAGAAACAAATGTATCGGGTGAATATTATTACACAGTTAATTGGACTATCAATGCCATAGGAGTAAATCACACAAATGGTTCACAAGTTGAAATTCCTTGGACAGATGCTGGTGGAACACAACGAGAGGTACTTGTTACTTTAGCAGTTCAAGAATCTACTATTACAGCTATAGATACCTATGGATTTAATCAGAATTTCAATCCTTTTGATGTTATATCAGATTGGAACGTATACCAAGGAGATGAAAATAGTAATAGGGATAACCCAGAGCACGAAATTGTTTATGTAAATGAAATAGTAAAACCAAGATCAGAGGAGAATACAACTGGACTTTCTCCTGCTGAATATAATAATTTAGCTTTTGCTGGAATAAGAATTAACAGTTCAAAAGAATGGGCAAATTTTACTCAATTTTCTGCTTATTTTAAAAAAGGAATAGAGATAGAAAAAATAAATCAGAATGGAACTTCAGGAGGTCAAGGAGCTTCTAATTTGTTTCCTGAGATTGCGTATGCTTTATTAACGGATGTAGAACTAGGTGCAGGAAAACTTGTTGGTGTTGATTCTGTAGATAAAGAAGCAATGGGTAATGCTGCTGATTTTTGTAATAAGAATCAGTTCTTCTGGGATGGTGTTATTAGTTCTAAGACTAATTTAAGAAGTTTAATTTTTGAACAAGCAGGTTATTGTTTATTAGATTTCACAATTATCGGAGGTAAATTTAGTCTTAAACCTTCTGTTCCTGTTAGAAATAATGTAATTGATAGAACAGTATTACCAGAAATTAAATGTTTATTTACTGATGGCAATATTAATGAATTACAAGTTAGTTTTTTAAATGCAGAAGAGAGACAACCTATCAGAGCAAATGTTCTTTTTAGAAAAGAAAAGCCAAATGGATTTCCAGAAACAGAATCTTTATTAATAGAGGAAGTTTCAAGTGATATAGAAAACCCACCTTCTTCTACTGATCCTATTGAAACTTTTGATTTATCAGGCTTTTGCACATCTCGTCAGCAAGCAACTTATTTTGGTTACTTTGCTATAAAATCAAGGCGTTTAATTGATCATGGTTTAACATTTAAGACTGCTCCTCAATATGTAAAAAATCTCAGTCCTGGGGATTATTTTAGATTAGTTTCAGAAGTGACGCATACCAGTCGTTTTAATAATGGAGCCAAATTAGAGGATGGAACAATTGTAAGTAAAGATGATATGACTGGATCTGAATCTGTTTATTATTGGGAGCCAGGAACTGTAGGAGTTCATTCAGCACAATTGTCTCAAGTTCCTAACGGCTCTTTATTTACCGAAAAACATGCAACGACAGAAAATAAAGTTTATAAATGTGAAAGCATCTCTTATTCTGAAGATGGTTTGTTAGAAATAGCTGGTAGCCATGCTCCTGTTGAAACAAATGGACAACTTTCTATTATGCAAGGATGGGGACTGAACGATCTTCCAGATTTCGAGATTAATAAAAACCGATGACAACACCAAAATCATTTCCCTTAATCAAACCAAGTTCCAGAAGTTATAACCCTGGGACGTATCCAAGTACTACGTTTGAATCATTAGACGGTACAAAGACACATATTCGTTATGGTAATAAACGAGTAAATGCCACATTGCAACTAGGTTTTTCAAATATTTCTGATCAACAGGCAGCGGAAATTTTAGATCATTACGAGGAAGTTAATAGTGATTGGGACTATGTAACTTTTGGAAATAATGACGCTTTATCTGGTGTGGGTTTTGTTCAAGGAAGTCAATACACCCAATTTTTAAGAAATTACATGAAAGAAGGCGATAACAAAACAAAAAGAGCAAAAGATGGTTCTTCTGCTGAACCTTCCGGCTTAAGATGGAGATATTCAAGCCCTCCAACTGTTACAAGTATTTTTAAGGGAAGAAGTAATGTTAGTTGTTCTTTTATTGCTTGCTTAGATGCTCCTGTTCCATAATTCGTATAGAATAAAGTCAATATTTTCTAATTAGAGTTGTGGCACATTTTTATAGTGGAAAAGATGGAGTCTTGAAAATTGACGATAAAGAAGTAGCACGTTTGCAAAACTGGAGTTTTTCAATGTCGATGGCTGTTATTGAATCGACTTCAATGGGAGATACAGACAGAGTTTTACATAATGGACTAAGAAGTTATTCTGGATCTGCAAGAGCGTTTTATTACAACGACACTACTGGTGGAATAGCACAAGATGGTGCGAAGTCTGGGCTTAGTGAGATTTTGACAGCAGCAATAAAAACTGGAAATGATGCATTTTCTGCTACTACCCCTGGGGACGGAGAGACTACTGAGTCATCTAAAGTTAAACTTCAATGTGTTTTAGTAGATGGTTCTACTTCTAGAGTGATTGAATTTGGAGCATGGATTACTTCTGTTGGCATGAGTAGTTCAGTTGGAGAAGTTTCTTCTGTTGATTTTTCTTGGGAAGCTGACGGTGCTCCTACTAATGCAAGTGCTGTTTTAATAAGCTAGTTGTGGCGATTTATTTTGGTCAAAATGGTGATGTTGAACTTAAAAGAGAAAACCTGAACTCTCTTTTGCAATCGACATTAGACCCTTCTGATGTCAATACATCGAAGAAAAGATTTTCAATTGATGGTGCAAGACGATCCATCATTACAGGAGACAGAATTGAAATAGCAACGGTCGATGGAAGTACTTTAGAACTTGTTAGTGGTCATTCTCATCCAGATGTAACTGCTTATGCTTATGTTGATCAGATGGGAGGAATACGTTTATACGATACTTTTGGAGCGTCTATTACTGGTGAAGTTGCTTCTGCTAAGGCATTAGTTACTCCAAGTGCTTCTAAAGCAATAACAGTTCAGACAACCAACTCTAGGTTTAGACATTTAGCAACAGTCAAAAACTTTGAAATTAGTACTAGTAGAGATCAAATAGATTTAACTTCATTAGGTAGTCAGTTTAAGCAGCAGTACGAAGCAGGATTAGTAAGTGGTCAAGGATCACTTGATTGTTTATGGGAACATTCAAGTAATTTGGCTGATAAAACAAATAGAACCGATCCAGAATTTTGTTTTTATTTAGCACAATTAGCTGTTCGTTTAGAGCAAGGAGCAGATTTTGCAGGACGTTTTTATCTTTACAAAGATCCAAATGTTAATGCAAATACTGTTTGGTACGAAGCAAGTTGTGTTGTAACCAATGTTGCGATAAATGTAGAAGCTTCCGCTGAAATCAATACACGTATTGACTTCATTACTAATGGAGCAATCACATTAGCAACAGGAGCAGCACCTTCAGCATTACTACAAGAAGATCAATATAAAATTCTTCAAGAAAGTGGAAGTCCTATATTGCTCGATCAGGATTAAGATGTGTCCATTGGTTCTTAGTTAAGGGAAATGCCTGATTTAGAAATCTCGAATCTGCCTGCAATTGCAGAAGCCGCAGTTCAAGGTACAGATCCACTAGCGATAGCTGATTTATCAGCCTCAGAAACAAAAAAAGTAACTGTTAAAGATTTAGTTGCTGCGGGTGTTGCTTTAATTGATGATGCTGATATACCTGCTGCAAAAGTTGCTGGTCCGTTTGCTGCTAACACGGTTGCAACCGCCACGATTCAAAATGATGCTGTTAATGCAGATAAACTTGCGACTGATTCAGTAACGGCTGATGCTATTGCTGCCAATGCTGTAGGTGCTAGTGAGTTAGCCGATAACGCCGTTGATAGTGCTGCTATCGCAACAAATGCAGTTATAACAGCGAAGATAACTGATCTAAATGTAACAGCAGATAAGCTTGCTAGTAATTCAGTAACGACTGTTAAAATTCTTGATGGAAATGTAACTTACGCAAAACTAAATTTAAGTAACGGAGATATACCTGGAGTTAAAATTGCATCAGGTGGAATTACAGCAACTCAATTAGCTACTGATTCCGTTACTGCTACTGAGTTAGCAGATGATGCAGTTGATACAAATGCGATTGCTAATTTAGCAGTTACTGGAGGAAAAATAGCTGCTACAACAGTCACTGGTTCTAATCTTGTTAACAATACAATTACAGCAACACAGCTTGCAGATAATACAATTACTGCGACTCAAATAGCAGCAAATGCTGTTGGTGCGTCAGAACTAGCAGATGATGCTGTCGATACAGATGCAATCGTTGATGGTGCTGTTACAGGTGCAAAGTTAGGTTCTGCCTCTATTGCGTATGCAAAATTATCTATAGCTGATGGAGATATTCCAGGAGCAAAGTTAACAAGTGCAAGTGTTACTGCAACTCAAATAGCTAATACAACGATAACCGGAGCGAAATTAGTTAATGACACTATTACTGCAACACAAATAGCAGCTAATGCAATCACGGCTTCTGAACTTGCTGATAATGCTGTAGATGAAGCAGCTATAGCTTCTAATGCTGTCACTGTTAATAAAATTGCTAATACAACTGTTACTTATGCGAAATTAAATTTAAGTGATGGAGATATACCTGCTGCCAAGCTTGTTGCTAATTCTTTAACTGCTGGTCAGATAGCTGCTGATGCGATAGGTGCAAGTGAACTGGCTAACGATGCAGTTGATACCGCTGCTATTGCGGATGGGGCTGTCACCGGAGCGAAGATTGCTAATACAACTATTGCTGCTGGAAATATTGTTAACAACACAATTACTGCAACACAACTTGCTAACAATGCTGTTGGATCAGCTCAAATAGCAGATGGAGCTGTAACGGCTGCAAAGCTTTCTGGTACGTTAGCTGCTGCTTCAATTGCAGATGATGCGGTAACAACTGCCAAGATTGCAGATGATGCTGTTGATAGCACAAAACTTGCTGCAAATGCTGTTGATGCAGCAGCTTTAGCTGACAATGCTGTTGATTCTGGAGCAATAGCTACTGGTGCTGTTATTGAAGCAAAGCTTGCAGCAAATGCTGTTGTTAATGCCAAGATTGCTGATGGAACGATTACAGCAGCCAAGTTAAATACAACGAATATTGATAGGTCATTAAATGTCGCAAGTGGAAATCTTGGGATTAACAATGCTATTACTGCTGCCACTCGTTCAGGAATTACATACAACGCTCAAGGCTTAATTACAGGAACAGTTGCCCTTGCTGCTGCTGATTTGCCTGTTGCTACTGCATCTGCTGTTGGAGGTGTTTCTGTAGGGACTGGATTAAGTGTTAGTGGAGCAGGTGCCTTATCACTTACAAATAGTGTTACAGGTGGAGCATCGACAGTTAGCGGAATCACTTTCAATGCACAGGGCATGATAACCGCTGCAACTGCATTAACAGCAGCAAACTTGCCGATAGCAACAACCAGTGCAAAAGGTGCAGTTTTGATAACGTCAGGAGGAGGGTTAACTGTTGATGGTTCAGGCGGTTTAACAACCTCTACAAGTGGAATTAGTGCAGGAACATATCAGTCAATTACTGTTAACAATAAGGGTGTCGCAACAGCAGGAGCAGCATTAACCGCTGCGTTAATTCCTGATCTTGCTGCTAGTAAAATAACAAGTGGAAGTATAGATGCTGCAAGAATTGGAGCCGATTCAATTGATGGAACCAAATTAAGTAATAGTTCAACAGCATTATTCCAATCAGTTCAACAGACTGGGACTTATCCAACAGCCCAGTACAATGGTCAGCTACTTTTTGACACTGTAACGGAAGATTGTTTTATCTGGGACGGAAATGCTTGGCAGGCAATTACCACACTGACAAAAGGAAGTCTGGTTTTTGGAGGCACCTTTAACGCAACGACCTCGAAAATGGTGAGTACAACCAGCGCAGGAATTGCGGCTGGATTAGCTGTTGGATCTAACCTGCCTACTGCTTCAGCAACAACTGACGGTGTTTATGTTGTTGTATCTACTTCTGGAACGCCTAGTTCTCCAGCTCCTGTTGTTGCTCTTGCTCCTCCTGATTACATTCTTGGAGTTACAAATAGTGCTGGATCGTCATGGAATGAGATCGACTTATCGCAGACCGTAGCAGGCCAGGTAGCAAGTAATATCACCTTCACACCTTATGGTCAGATTAGCTCGACCAACGTGCAGGATGCACTTCAAGAATTAGAGACAGAAAAACTAGCACTTGCAGGTGGTACTGTCACAGGTCAGATACTAATTGGTAATGCTGGAAGTCTTGTATTTGAAGGAGCAACAGCAGATGCCTATGAGACAAAATTAGCAGTTGTTGATCCCACCACATCAGACAAAACACTTCTTTTGCCTAATGAAAATGGCACTTTGATCAGCTCTGGAGGAACTGGAACTGTTACTGGCACAATGATTGCCAATGACACGATCCAAAACGTAGATATAAAAAGTGATGCTGCTATTGCGTATAGCAAACTTCAAGCGTTGCCCGATGGTCAAATTCTTATTGGTAGTTCTGGAACGGTTGCAACTCCAAGAGCAGTAACAGGAGACATAAGCATAAATAATGCTGGCCTGACAGCAATTGCAAGCGGCGTAATTGTTGATGGTGATATATCTGGATCGGCTGCAATCACAGGATCAAAAATTGCCACTGGAACGACAAGTGCTGTTGGCGTTCTTCAGTTAACAAACGCAGTAGATAGTGCAAGTGCAACTACCGCTTGTACTCCTGCTGCTGTTAAGACTGTCAATGATGCACTAACAACTACAACTGCTACAGCCAATGCTGCGTTGCCTAAAGTTGGTGGCACAATGACAGGCAATTTGATAATTGATAATGCAAAAGAAATTAGATTTAGCGAGGCAGATTCAAACGGTGCAAATTATTTAGCTTTAAAAGCTCCTGCTTCTGTAACTGCTGATATTACTTGGACTCTTCCAGATGGTGATGGTAGTGCCAACCAATTCTTAAAAACAGATGGATCTGGAAACTTAAGTTGGGCAACTGACTCTGCCACAGACTCAACCAAGATGCCTCTTGCTGGTGGCACGTTCACAGGAGATGTCACATTTACTGGGGATGCCAGTAATGGGTTATGGGACAAGAGTGCAAGTGCCTTTGTTGCTGATCTAACTGGTACCGCTTCTATAGCAACATCAATTACTGTTGCTGATGAATCAACAGATACAACTTGCTTCCCATTATTTGCGACTGCTGCAACAGGAAACTTAGGAGCTAAATCAGGAACAAATTTAACCTTTAACTCTAGTTCTGGAGCGTTAACAGCTACATCCTTTGTTGGTGCGTTAACAGGTAACGCTGATACTGCAACAGCGTTAGCTACTGCAAGGACAATTGGTGGAACAAGTTTTGATGGATCGGCAAATATAGCCGTAGCTTTATCTGCTACTGCTACAGCACTTGCAACTGCTAGAACTATTAACGGAACAAGCTTTGATGGTACTGGAGATATAACGGTAACGGCTGCTGCTGGCACACTTACAGGAACAGAATTAAAAAGCACAGTTGTCACATCAAGTTTGACCTCTGTGGGAACGCTTACTGGTTTAACTGTTGATGGTGATGTCACATTTACGGGTGCAAGTTCTAACGGCTCATGGGATAAATCAGCTAATGCGTTTGTAGGGAATTTAACTGGTACTGCTTCTAATAATGCTGTTCTTACAGGTTCAACTAATAACACGATTGCAACGGTTACAGGAGCTAATGCTTTAACTGGCGAAGCAAATCTTACTTTTAATGGCTCTGGAGATTTAACAGTAAAAGGTAATGATAACGTCAGTGCAAATTTATATCTTATTGCTGATTTAGGGGAACATGATGGAGATGGATGGAGAGTCGGTTCAAATCAAGACGCTAACGATTTAACTTTTGCAAATAATACGTCTGGTTCGTATGTAGATAAATTGACATTACAAAACGATGGAGATTTATACACTACAAGTGATGTTTATCTGAAAGATGGTAAGAGGTTAATTCTTGGGGATGCCAGTGATGTCAATATCAAACATCAGTCAGGTCATTTTGAAATTAATAATAGTACTGGCAACACCTATTTCCAGTCTAATGGCGAGTTCAGATTAAGAGGTAATCATAGTGGCTCAACGGAAGAGATGCTTAAAGCTGTTGCTGGTGGGGCTGTCACTTTGTATTACGATAATACTGCAACTTTAGCCACTACTACTTCAGGCGTTACTGTCACTGGAGCGGTATCAGACAGCAAAGGCAACCTGCGTTCTATACCTTCTAATGCTCAGTCATCAGCTTATGTAGCAGTTGCAGCCGATGCTGGTAAAGCTATTTATATTTCAACTGGTGGGGTCACTATTAATAACTCAGTATTTTCTGCTGGTGATGCGGTGACGATTATCAATAATAGTGGATCGGACCAAACAATCACGAAAGGTAGCGGCGTTACTTTATACAACACCGCCGATGCTACAGATGCGAATCGTACGCTTGCACAAAGAGGAATGGCTACTATTTGGTTTGCTGCTGCTGATACTGCCTACATCTCAGGTGCAGGGTTGTCATAAATGTACCTACTAACTAACACACACGGAGGTTATTAATTATGAGTCCTATACAACAAATGCTTTTAGGTGCAGGTGCAGTTGCTACGAAGACCTACGTTGACAATATTTTTAACACTCAAGTCTACGCAGGAAATGGTACGAGTAGCAATACTCAAACCACAGGAATTGATATGACTGAAGACTTTTTGCTTTGGACTAAAAGAAGAAGCGCTACCGAGGCGCATTATCTTTTCGACTCAAAAAGGACGAGTGGATCTAATTATATTAGTGCTTTCACTAATTCTTCAGCCAATGGTAATTCTAGGAACTGGATTACACCAACCAGTACGGGGTACCAGATCAATGACAATGATCAAGCTATAAATGCGTCTGGAAGTACCTACGTTTCATTCTCCTTTAAACCTACAAAAGGGTTCTTCACATGCCTGACCTATGTCGGGAATGGTACGGCTGGTAGGCAAATTTCACATGACCTTAAAAGCAAACCCGGATTAATTCTTATAAAGAGAACTGATGGGGCTGCAAAATGGATTGTTTACCATCGTGATACAGGAGCATCAAAATCAGCTAATTTAAATAACACAAATGCGTTTGAAACGGATACATATAGTTTTAATCAAACTGAGCCTACTTCTACTCATTTTTCGGTAGGTAGTCTTTATACAAATGTAAATAACGAAGATTATGTAGCTTATATTTTTGCAGGAGGTGAGGATCAAACAACGGCTACAGCAAGGTCTGTTGATTTCGATGGGTCGGGTGATGTTTTATCTATTCCTGATAGTAGTGATTTTAATATTGACGGAACTAATTTTACTTTAGAATGTTGGTTTAAAGCTGATGATCTTAGTGGTAATCAAGCAATTGCAGGTCAATGGGAATTAGCAGGAGGTACAGACAGGAATTTTGATTTTTATTTAGTGGGTTCAACTTTATATTTTGAAAATTGCAGGGGATCAACTAATTATTCAGTTACAACAACTGTAGAGGTTGGTCAGTGGTATCACATAGCAGGAGTATTAGATGGTACAACTTTAAAATTATTTGTTAATGGAAATCTTGCTGGCACGACAACTGTTTCAGGAAGTGCAAATAATAGCACTGCAAATTTTGGAATTGGTGGTTATGCCACAGGTACAGCAGACGAGTTTCATGGAAAAATTTCTAATCTACGTTTTGTAAAAGGAACAGCAGTTTATACATCATCATTTAGACCACCAACTGAGCCATTAACAAACATAACTAACACTAAGCTTTTATGTTGCAATAACTCATCTACTACAGGTTCAACCGTAACCCCTGGAACGATTACCGCTAATGGAGATCCAACAGCAAGCACAGATAGCCCCTTCGATGACCCTGCTGGTTTTGTCTTTGGAGACGCAGGGGATCAAAACGTAATATCTACTGGATCGTACATTGGAACAGGCTCCGCAGGTATAGAGGTAAACATCGGATGGGAGCCTCAGTGGATCATGGTTAAATCAGCTACATCTGCAGAAAATTGGGAAATTTATGACACAATGCGTGGTTTAGCTGTTGGTGGTGATGCTGAAAGATTAAAAGTTAATACAAATGATGCTGAAGATACAAATTCTAATTGGTTTGCCTTAACAGCCAATGGTTTTATAGTTAATAGTACCTCTGGTTCAGCAAATTCATCCGGACAAACCTATATATTTTTAGCAATCCGAAGACCTGATGGCTACGTTGGCAAGCCTTACGGTGCAGGGGAAGGTACGGATGTATTCGCTATGGATACGGGTAATGGATCAACAACTATTCCTGCCTTTGATAGTGGATTTATTGTTGATATGGTTCTTAATAGAAAATATGCTTCAACTTGGGCTTGGCAGCTAGGTACGAGGTTACAGGGAAAAGATCAGTTAAATCCAAATACAACCGCTGCTGAAGGAGGAGAATTAGATAAATATGTGTGGGATTCCAATGCAGGCTTTGGAGCAGATAGTGGTTATAATTCAAGCTTCCAAGCATGGATGTGGAAACGCCACGCTGGGTTTGATGTGGTAGCTTATAAAGGGAATGGAAATATAGCAGGTGATCAAATAGCACATTCATTGAACGCCGTTCCTGAGATGATTTGGATAAAGAATAGAGACGAAACAAGAAATTGGCCTGTATACCACAAAGGATTAAATGGAGGGACTGATCCTGCGGACCATTATATTTATTTAAATGGTGATGGAGCTGAGTCTAATGATGCTGGTTTCTGGAATGACACTATGCCGACATCAACTCATTTCACTTTAGGTACTTATGGAGAGGTGAGCAATGCTCAAAATTACATAGCCCTACTCTTCGCCAGCGTTGACGGCATCAGCAAGGTTGGTAGCTATACAGGAAATGGAACAGGTGCCTCTTCTACACAAACCATAACGCTTGGTTTCCAACCAAGATTTTTAATTGTAAAAAAAGCAAGTGGTACTAATCATTGGGCGGTATTCGACACTACAAGAGGCTGGGGATCTGGAACTAATGACGCTGTTTTGGAATTAAATGAAACTGGAGCGCAGTCAACTTCATTTGGCGATGTGACAGAACCTACATCAACAGGTTTTGTTATAAGAAACAACTACGGAATGATTAATACAAACAATGCTAATTATATCTATTATGCCCACGCTTAGTGCTGGCCGAACAGGTCAGGGATAGACAGTAGGTTTATAATTTGAGGGCAATGTATTATTTTTATGGCTGATCGTTTAACTCTTACTGCTGAAATCAAGCAATTAAAGGCAGATCAAGAGCGTAGAGCTAGTGAGTGGAAAGAAAATCAGCAACTTCTAGAAACCAAAGCCGCAGAATTGGTTCAAGCAAATTTAGATGAGCTTGATAGTGGTGAGGCTTGCCCTGCATGATGAAAATAATAACTTGGATTAATTTTGCAGCGTTTATCCTTGGCGTTGCAGGATTAGGTGGTGCGTTTCTTTTTAGATCAAAAATCTTTGATGCTGTTTTAGATGGTGTTAAAAAAGAACTTCCTGCTTTAGTCGGAGACGCTATGCCGGAAATGCCCAAGATGCCGTCCTCCACTGGCAATGTAAACCCGTTTGCCAGATGATCCAATTTAAGTCATTGAATGGACTAAGTACGTTGGTGCTTGCCTCTGGATTAATTGCAAGTAATTTTATGAGCTTAAATATGCTTGCTAAAAAAGATGGAGGCATCCCTGACATCGCCAAGCTTTCTAACACTCCTTATAGCTCAATTCAAATCAGGAGTGAGAAAAAGCCTGATGGTGCTGAAGAGTGGATGTTTAATTCTAAACAACACGATCCAAAGTTAATTACAACTATTGTTGATGATGAAAAGCCTACTTTTAGTGGCAAAGTTAAAAAGAGGTATACACATAAACAATCTGTTGCTCAATTTGCAATTTACCCTCAAGGAGCAGGAGGGAAACTTACTGATAAACAAATTGAATGTATTGAAAAAATGGCTCAAGGTAGAAGTAATGGACAACTAATTGCTGATAGTGCAAGCGTTTCAGTTAGCCCTGCTATTGCGAGCGTTCCAATCGTAGGGCCAGTATTGGCTGGAATTTTCTTTGGTCAATCTAGAAAACAGTTAGGAAGTGTTGCAAGTGATCTTGCTGAACAATGGAACGACTGCTAATATATTTTTACGCTTATGAACTGTTTAACCTTTTGCGGTTGCACGTCATTGAAGCAGATGCGATTTTTTCACACCAGTCCAGCCACGGTGAAGCCCTGCTTCGGCCAACTGTCCCTGAGACTGACAATCGGTCAATTCAGAACCCTTTAACATTACTAGTATGTTAGGGGGTTTTGTTTTGTGGAAATAGATGACATATCAATACAAGAAATACCTGAAGCCTCAATAGATACAACTTTAATTGCTGCACCTGAACCATTAATACCTAGCAATATAGGTTTCCCTGTTATTCAAATGCCTGGCTGTGTAAGAGCTAGGACGTTAAAAAATAAGAATTTAGTAACTTCAGATCCTAAAGGAAATTTTTATGTATGCGATGGAAACGTACCAACACTTGAAAGCATGGCTGTTGACTGGGACGGGCTATCTGCTGTTGGACCTGAGCAAGAAAAAATAAAACAAGAGCCTCCAAAGATTGTTCCTCCTGTCTTGCCAAAGAAATCAAAAAGGAATAAGAGAAAGGAAGTGGAAGAAGAGGATAGCGAAGATAACGAGCAGGGAGATACCAATGTAGGGCAACAAGATTTTAAAGTCCCAGATATTGATGGACAGTTTATTGCAGATATAATCCCATGCCCATCTGTTAATCAAATGCAAAACAGTCCCATTGGGAGCTTAGGAAAGGGAGGTTTATCTTTAGTTAAGGGATTTAAACGAAATGAACTTACAAATAAATGCGAAATTGTTTGGGAAGGTCTTAGTGCGATTGAGATAGCTGGCAACTACAGTCCAGAACCTACCGTAATAATTAACACGTCAGTCATTGCAATTTCATCTGTTGTTGGCGTGACTTTGGTAGGACAGCCTCTAGCCAAATTCTTTCAAAAGCAGCTTAAAGGAAAGGCCAAAAGCTTTTCCAAGAAACTGGCTAAAAAATTGCTTGCTATTCGGAAGGAGAAGCCTCCTGTGAAGAGTTTATCTCAAAGGCGAAAGGATCAACGCCTGAATCGTTAGTAGCAGCTCCTACTTCAATACTATGGCTGTGGTCTATTAACTGATTAGGAGGCGTGATTAGGGTCACGTCCTCGCATACAACAAACGATGGTGAGCTAGGTAAATATGACACTCCAAGCTTTAGCTGCTCTGCACATACTTTTAAACGTCCCAAAGCATAATCTAATTTTTTGGCTTTATAAGCTTGTTCTAAATATTTAACACGGGTATTCATTGCTGCCACGCAGTTATTAGTCATGCGTCTATCTAGTGGTACAGCGACCGTGGCAGTTATACCGTAATTGAAGCTTAAGTTATTACGTGCTTGACCAGTTCGGATGGGCTTGGTGAAAAGGATTCCCCCAGGATTTACTAAATTTCCATCTGCATCTGTGCTATCATCATATACATTTTCTTGGTACGTTGGCTCAAATGGATCTTTCCAAGTGTTCACTTTTGAGATGAATGGATTAATGGTAAGAGTCGTTCCACTGCAACGGATTCCATCACCTACTTCTTGAAACATAAAGCTACCACTTTGAACCTGAATACCCTGGTTAATCACTGATCCCTGTGATGTAGCTGAAGGCGATGCTATTGTTGTAGCGTTTGCAAATACTGGCTGACTAAATGTTATTGAGTAAAGACAGACACCGATTCCACAATAGAGTCTGTTGTAGTGGTTCGGTTGATTGTTGTTACATTTGAAAGGCCAGGATTGGCTAGAGTTTCTGTGAATGAAAAAGCGTTGCCAGCAGTTTTGATTCCCCAATCGGGTTTGTTTGCTGGTGTTACATCTACTGATGTCCATGTAAAGGTGATGTTATCAACTGTTTGAGGTGCATTTAATACAGCTTTAGGTGAAATAGTATTGGTTCCAATTGGCTCTATATTGTGACCTGAGACAACATATTCATAGCCAGATCTATAATCTACCGAAGTTATAGATTCCGTGACCACAGTTTTGGTTTCTTGGCGTGAATTAAGAGTTCCTGTAGAAAATGTGGGGACCACGGGAACAGCAGAAACGCTAGTCCCTGTAAAGGATATAAGTAGTAATAACTTATATATTTTATGCACTATTTAACAGTTATTTCTGAACTTGTTTGACCTGTAGCTGTAGTACCTGCTCCTCCAGCAGTGATCGTAACAACACCTGCACTTGTGACCGTTCCAGCAAGATTTCCAGCTACACCTCCAGATGTGACAACTGTGTTACCGAAGGCTGGCATATCAGCTACAACTCCTGCTGAGACATCCACTCCTGATCCTATTGCTGGTATGGCATCTCCTTGGAGCCAGCTTTCCTCGAAAGAATAAGCACTTCCTACAGTATTCATCTCGTAAACACCAACATCAAGGGTTGCTGCTGCGGAAGAAGATCCTGCTGTTAATTTTCCAAAGTGTTCTCCAGTAGTAACTTTCATGTTATTACCAGAGACAGCATAAGTAGATGGAACTCTAATGGCCTGTACTGCTGCTCCATCAACTTTTAAGCTTGCCGATTGAGTATGCTTGATTGCTATATCAGCACTGGCTGGTGATGCTAATAAAAGCAAAAGAAGAAATCGTTTCATTGAAGCTTGCCGTCTCCACCGATAGGGCGGTTAGTGATTGGATCAACCCTTTGGACTTCAGCTTGTTTGGCTATAAGTTCCAATGGCTGTTTAACAATAATAGTTTGATAACCTCCTGCTGTTGGTATAGCACCTGACCCTTCTCCCTCTTTTTTCTTTTTCTTGCTGCCACCATTAGCTCCTACGCTAATTCCCCATCCAGCTAAAATATTTCCAAGCAATCCAGCCGCAAATGTACTATCAATTCTAGGCTGGTCTGGAATATCCATTCCAAACATCCTTGTTGGGAGCTTGATGTATCCCATGCTCAGAACTAGCAAGCACCAAGTGACAATAATTGACTGAAAAATTGTAGAGGTCAGAAAAACAATTTTTTCTTGATATTCAGGCTTGTCATCATCATCTAATACTTTTTCAATTTTTTCTTCTTGCTTGGCTTGGTTTTTGACTTTTTCTTTGGCATCCATAGAAAAACGAGTAAACATGTCTACATTAGACACAAATGGTTAAAAAGTAATGAAATTCCTAAGCCAAAGCCAAAAAGAAGTAATAGCCAAGGCCCACGGCCTCACCATTGAATCAATTAATCAAAGAATAGAAATATGGAGCGTTCTTAATGATCCAGATGTATCAAAAGAAGATTTAGTAATTGCTCAACGCCAATGGATAGAATTGCAAAAATCAACATGGCCTAATGTAAATGCCTGAAGTTATTGCTGCCATCATCGGAGCTGGTGCATCTGTCATCGTTATGGGTATCAGTAACATGAGTACCCGTAGAGATAGAGACACCAGAGA